GTTTAACTCTGTATCTACATCCGTAGCAAGGTTCTGAATATCGGTATGGATGGCAGGGTTATCTCCTGCGCTTGGATAGCGCAAACCTTTTGTTGTTGTACCTGCCATTTTATACTCCTATTGGATAATAATTAGATTACGAGAACTGCGGCTTCTTCTTCTGTGAGGGTTTCGCCAGAAACAAGTTTTGCGCGAGCAGATGCCTTGAGAGCCTCTTTTGCTTCAGCCTCGGCATCGCGCTCTGCTTGAGCAGTAGCCTGAGTAATAGCATCTAATTCGCGTTGTTGAATTTCTTCAGGTGTTAAATCAACATATTGTTGGATTCCAGTTGATAGGTCTACTATCATTTTCTTAGGTACATCTGACATTATTCTTCTCCTTCAATAATAATTACATGGGAAGCATCTGGACAAGACCAAGTACAAGTTTCCTCATCCAAGGTTACCTTATCTGGGTGGCACTCTGGTTTTAGTGGTATGAAAGCATCGCGTTCTTCGTCATAAGACATACCAGCCCCCGCAAAATTTTTGCGGATATTGCCGTTATACGAGGTCTTAACCCAAGTACCACCAAGTGAATTCATAAAGGCTTCGCCTTCATCTGCCTCGCTGTTGTTTCCAACGAGTACGCGGAGAACAATTTTGTTCTCATCTATTTCTGCCCAATGTGACATTTATATTTCTCCTTAACTAGCCATTAAATATCTAATAATTATTAAACCTGAAGCACCACTACCACTATTTGCTTGACCACTAGAAGCACCTCCACCACTACCAGTATTGGCAACGGCATTATTTCCACCACTATTGTTGCTAATTCCACCATCACCACCACCTGCGGTACCAGTACCGCGAGTAGTATCGCGGGCGCGACCACCACCGCCACCACCTGCTATTGAGCCAGAATAACCTAAATTAGTTGCAGTAAATACATTAGAAAGACTTCCCCAGTTTGTAACAGTTGAAAGACCGTTTCCACCATTTCCAGCCGAGCCTCCGTCACCATTACCAACACTTCCGCCTACACCACCTGCACCGCCGCCTCCGCCTCCTTTTTCGTTATAAGCAGAAACATATCCAGTACCGCCAGAGAATGATGTAGGACTGCCCGATGCTCCACCATTTCTTCCGCCCATATAACCGCCTTGATTAAGACCGCCTTGACCAGCATAGGCTGTATTAGAATTGAAAGTAGAATTGTTTCCGTCATTTCCTTTTGTCAAATAAGCAACAGAAGCGCCCCCCGCTCCGACTATTGATGTATATGAAGTATTTTTTGTTAATGTTTGATTTGTTAATCCAAGAACACCACCTGCACCGCCGCCTCCGCCGCCATAAGCGGCGTCACCACTACCGCCACCACCAACTATAAGAACATCACAAGTAAGATTTTTTTGAGGTAGAAAACTTCCTGATGAAAGAAACGCATGATACCAATAAGTGCCATCAGTAGCAACGATGTTTCCTCCAGTTGCGAATGGAGAAATAGCGGGTGTGGTACCAACTGTTGCTATTCCATAGAGGCTAAAAGTAGAACCAGCGGCGATGCTTCCTGCTTGTGGAATTAAAGTAATAGATGTAATAGCAGAGTTAGAAGCCCATTTTCCACCGCTAAATCCCATAATTTGATTAGTGGCGCTATTATTTCCTTCGCCCCATTCAGCGTTATACACTTTATTTTGAGTAGTAGAAAGATAATTTGGAATTGTTATTTCTGCGGTTGCAAATGTATTGCTTGTGCTGTTTGAACCAGAAAGCCAAAAACAATATGCAATTGCTCCATCAGCAAATGGAGCAACTGAGTCTATTCGAGCGGCAACATTTATGCTAGTTAAGTTAGTGGAAACTCCGTTAAAGTTAAGATAACCCGCTACCCATTGATTTTCTGTTGTATCAGTACATCTAGCAGATACAATAATTTTCAAATCTGTATATCCGCTTGATGGCAAATTATCAAATGTAACTGTTGAAGCACTTTGAGTAAGTTGGATAGTTTCTAGTAAAATATGATTTTGTGGCATTATCTATCTCCCTTAAGCCTTTAGGTATCTAATAATAATTACACCTGAACCACCGCTACCAGAAAGGTAAGTTCCTGCTCCTCCAGCATAAGAAAAACCTGCTCCTCCAGCACCCATATTAGGTAAACCATTTACGCTTGAGGCTGAAGTTCCGTTAATACCGCCACCGCCATAAGAGCGTACTGAGGCAAATTGATAAGCAGATTGAGTATTTAATCCACCCGCGCCGCCGCCGCCAATGTAATAACTTCCATCAATAAATTGACCAACTCCAGTAGTGGCACTCCAAGAATTAAAAGTAGAAATACCAACTCCGCCAGCAGCCGCAAGGTTAGATGAAGTAGAATTTGCTCCAGCGCCGCCCGCACCACCACCACCGCCAGGAAGTGATGTGTTTGAATCATCTCCACCCTTAAATCCTTGACCTGATGTTGGGCTACCGCCAGTTCCAGTATCGTTACCTGCACCACCACCTGAACCACCGCTCAATCCATTTGATTGACCGCCACCAGTATTAGAAGCACCACCACCACCACCGCCGACTGAAGCAGTTAAAGAAAGTGAACCTCCAGTAACATTTGAATTAGTGCCTGAAGTTCCTCTGCTTCCTACACCACTACCGCCAGAGCCTCCAGCACCGACTGTGCAAGTATAAGATGTTGCACTTGCAAGACTCTGGGAAGAACTAAGTACATATCCGCCAGCACCACCGCCACCACCTGCGTTTGCGCCACCGCCACCACCTCCACCTGCAAATGTTAATATGTCAGCAGTTAAAGATGTGTTAGGAATAAATGTTCCTGTTGCACCGAATACATGATAATAATAAGTAGAATCACCATAAATAGAACCACCAGTTGCTTTTGGTGTAGGGCTTACTGCTTCAGCGCGGATTCCATAAAGAGATACGCTTGTTCCAGAAAGCATATTTCCGTAGTTAAATGAACCGCTTCCGCCATCGCCACACTCAGCAATAGAAATTGTATTGATTGCGGCTGTTGAACGCCAAAGACTTACGCAAGCATCAGCACCTTCAAGTGAGTTTGAGTAACGGCTAGACCATGTTTTGAATGTTGTTGTGTTTGAGTAATTGAAAAAATCTACGGTAATAACATTGTTTAAGTTGTTTCCACCCTGTTGGCAGAACGCTCCAAAAACCATGCCTGATTTTCTGGTTGAGTTTGCGCTACCAGCATAACTTCCTCTAAACAATTGATAAGAGTAATTTGTTCCTGTATCTACTGTTCCATTACCTACTCTGGCACCAATCGTAAAACCACTATCTACAAAACCACCCTTAAAAACAATACGAAGGTCGGTATATGTTTGAGGTATGTTTGAAAAAGTTATAGGACCAGTATTACTTCCTAGTGTTACTGTATCTAACTCAACATAAGTATTATTAGCCATATTATTTTATCCCGTAAAGTGTAATTGAAGTATTTTGCGTGAAGTTGCCTGATTCTGGAAAAAATTTAATACTGCTAATTGCATCAGTAGATGGATAAACACCGCTTACCATGCTTGTGTAAACATCTGGAGAAGCCTGAGAGTTATTGTTAGTGCCGCCTAAACCTCTCCAATGTTTATTTTTATTAGTATTTGCATAATCAGGAATATCAAGAACTGCAACACCAAACACATTTGTAAGTGCAGTATTTCCTGCTAAATAACCAACGCTGGCATAAGTTTGTGCTGTATAACCGTACCAGCCTGGAGTACCACTTGAACCATCATTAAGAATTAACTGCCTAAAATAATCACCAGTAGAGTCATTTATTGTAAAAAATATTTGACTATAATACGCAGAATTGGATGAACGACTCATAATGCGGATTTGCAAATGTTTATATCCATTTGGAATACCAGCAAAAGTAACACTTGCTAAACCACCAGAAGGTGCTATCGCAGAAGCCAAAGAATCATAGGCACCGTATGGACCAAGATAAGACTGCCCACTTATGCTTTTACCGAATCCAGCACCGTAAGCCGCGGAAGCGCGACTAGCAATAATTGGCATTAGCCGACTCCCTTATGCGAACTTAGTTTGTGAGGCTAGGACTGTGAAAGCCGCGCTTCCTGTCTTGATAATAGTGTAAACATACGAATCAATTGAAGATGCGTTTCCTGCGCTAAAGGCTGTTCCTGAAATATATTTAGGAGTAACCGCTGAACCATCAATTGTGAATCCGCTTGCATAGTAAGCAGTTGAACCCTGAGTTACCAAAAATACAATTGTGATTGAATCGCCTGTAGTTATCAAAGAGTTAAGAGTATTTGAACCATCTCCGCGAACATTAAGAGTCCAGTTACCTGAAGCGTTTGTTGTGTAATAAAGAACGCCTTGGGTATTTGTATCAAAGTTTACTGTTCCAGTAGCCGCTGTTGCAGATACGGTTAGTCTTTCTTCTGGAGATTTTAGAATTGGATATGAAGAAACAGCATTGTTAATTGTTGGACTTGTAAGAGTCTTATTTGTAAGAGTATCTGTTGAAGAAGTTGTAACAACATTTACGCCTTCAACTGCAACAACACCTGCTGAAACTCTGGAAATTGTTGTGTCTGTGGCATGACCTAACTCAACAGTACCTACTCCCAAAGCGGCAGAAGTTGAAGCAACTAGACCAGTAATCGGCAAACCAGTTGTATTTGTGAGAGTTCCTGATGTTGGAGTTCCAAGCACAGGAGCAGTAAGTGTTGGGCTTGTAAGTGTCTTGTTTGTAAGAGTATCTGTTGTATCACGAAGAACTACTTGACCAGTTGCATCTGGCAGAGTAATTGTTCTATCAGCCGTTGGGTCGCCACCTGAGAGAGTCATCTCAAAGGCATCGTTTGTTGTTCCTTCAAGAACAATGTTGTTACCAAACTTGATTTCAAGACCAGCCTGAGCGCCCGTAAAGGTCGCGTTGTTAATTACTGGTGCTTCGAGTGTCTTATTGCTGAGGGTTGCAACCGCATCAGCGGTTACGCCAGCACCACCATTGGTTGTTATCGCCATTATGCAATCTCACTTCCGAAGGCATTGAATGAAATGTTTGCTGAAGATGCGTAAACTGTTACGACATCTGAAGCATCAATTGTGATACCTAGCGTGTAAGCCGCTGTGGTATTAGCCTGAATTGAAGCATCGTAAACGAGGTAATGCTCGGTTGCCAAAGTTGCTCCATTTGGGCGTACTGCAATTCGATATGTGCCACTTGTGCCAGCCTGATTACAGATGGTGATGGTTGAGATAACCGTCTGAGTTGAGGCAGGGCAGGTGTAAAGCGTTGTGGCAGTTGTGGCTGATGGGTTTAATTGACCCAGAACCTTGTAAGTAGTTGCCATGCGGTTATCCTCCGATGAGTAATAATGGACTAATAGTACCAGCCGAATTATTTTGGGCTGTTGTAGCGCTTGATGATGCTGAAGAAGCGTAACCCTGCGCTGAGGTTACGAATGATGTGATGTCCTCACCTGATATGTTATATGTAGCCGCGGTGAGAGCGGTGTATGTTGCAAAGGCTAAATCTAATGCCGAATAAGTTGAGTAGGCAGAATCTATGTACCAATACTGACCAGAGGCAGGGAACTTATCTACTGACTGGTCAATCAAAGCATCGAGAGCCGTAATGTTGGACTCAAGGGTATTCCAAGAAGTTAGGTCTACTGCCGCTACAAAAGATTCGCTCAGAGTTGGGTCTGGGCTTAGGTCAGCCAAGTCCAAAGAACCGCTAGTGGTGTAGGGGATGCTGATTGTGTAAGTGCGACCATTTGGGAACGATTCTTCAACTGTGTAAAGAAATGGGTTTGGGATTACATCTGGGTCATTTGTTGCTGGGATAGAAACCGAGAAAGAACCTGATGAGTTAAGAGGCACGACCACGCTAGATGGGGCAACCATCTGGTCATCTGTACCGTTACGCAAAACCTCGGAAATGCTGAAGCGAATCTGACCCTGAATTGGGTTGCCTTCAAAATCTACATAACTGCCCGTAATTGTGACGGTGGTGAGGTTTGGACCTAGAGCCATTACGCACCTACCAAGAAGAATAAATCAAACTTCTCAGCCACATATCCATTGGCTGTATTTCTTGATGCAAGAGCGCTTGCGGTAGCCGCAGATAGGGCTGAAGCGTTGGTTGCAGAGGCATCTGTCGCCACTTCCAACTCGGTCAATAGGGCATTTGAAGCCGTGTATTCGGCTATGGGTACATACGGTTCAGCCATCTTAGACTCCCATCATCATCAACTGATTAGTCGTAAAATTGGCAACTGCGCTTGCTGATTTCGAAGCCTCTGTTGCGTAGGCTGAAGCATTGCTCTCGTATGTTGAGGCATTGACCACAATCTCTCGCCTACCGCTGGCATTGTTGTAGCGGGTCAATAGACCTTGGTAAGCATCAACGGATACATAAGCGGTGGCATCAGCCTCAGAAAGCGCTGTAAGGAGGTCTGCAAGGTTCTGTGTGGTACCTGCAACGGAAAGAGGTAAGGAAATCTGGAATTCACGACCAGAGGTGAAGTTTTCGCTAATTGTGTACACAAAAGGCTGGGGGGTCACATCTGTATCGCTTGTTACTGGAAGAACAATAGTGAAAGAGCCAGTTGCATCCAAAGTTTTAATAATATGAACTGGCATGATAATTACATTGGCATTTTTTTCTTTCAAGATAGTTTGAGGCTCAAAAGTAATGGAGCCTCGAACTGGATTGCCAATTAAATCCACATAGGTACCATTCACCGTTACTGTTGAAAGAGATGATGGTAATGCCATGATTAGGCTCCTTGACGGATTACATTTACGGTCTGTGTGCCAGAGGCAACTACTCCGTAAAGTTGTTCGCTATGGCGCATCTCAATAGAAAATGTAATTCCAGCGCCTAATTCAAATCCGTATGAAGTGGTAGTAACTCCAGCACCACCCAGATATACGGTTGCTCCAGAAGGGTTCTGAATAGCGACAGTCTGACCGTCACGCCCCACAGATGAAGCCGAAACTACGGTAGCCGTTGTACCGATGGAAACTCGTTCGTGAGTGATGCTCATAATGCTCCTTAAAGAAAAAGAGGGTGACTCATTTTACTGAATCACCCCCTTCCGATTACTTGGAGGCGACTGCTTTCTTCGCCTTTGGTTTTACTTCAGCCTTTACGGGCTTAATTTCTTCTTCTTCGATAATTCTAATGTAACGACTATTTGCTAATGACTTAATATTACGCCACCCACTTACATCAACGATGTCTCCGTAAAAAAGTGAACTGTCACCAACAGTCATAGGCTTTAGAATTTCCGCTTTCATAATTACTTTCGGTAGATAACTACTGCTGAAGATGAAGCGATTCGAGCAACGAATGTTGCTGATGAAGCCGCCGCGATTGTTGCAGAACCAACGATTGTTGTGCCTGTTGCAGTTCCAAGTGTAAGAGCGTGAGTTGCTGAAGCAAGGTTAATTACTACGAACTCAAATCCAACACCTGTTGGTGTAATAGGTGTAACAGCCGCGATAAGGTCAGCCGCCGCTGGAGCAGAAAGTGTGCGACCAGTTGTAGGTGTTGCAGTTACAATTCCAGCAAGCAAATTTGCCGCTGTGAAAGCCATTGAAGCACCATCAGCGATGTTATTTACTGAAATATCTACTCCAAGGTGTCCGTTGATATAAGTATCATCTTGAACCTGAAGGTCTGAATTTACAACAAGAGCGCCAACATAAGCATTGCCTTTTGTTAAACGATTTGACATTTATTTTCCTTTGTCTAAGAAAGAAGGGGAGAGCCTTTTCAGACCCTCCCCTTCACTCAACTTAATTAAGCAACGATTGATGACCAGAAGTAACCGAGGTCTGAACCGATTACCTTGTTATCAAATGCCATTTCCGCTTCGATGCGGTCTGACTTGATTGACTCCATACGGAACTGTGAAGTACCGATTGTCTGTCCGAGACCACCTGAAACACCTGTCCAAGCGAATGTGTAACCCGCTGAAGGTGTAAGAAGTCCTGGGTTTGGAGCCACATGGGTAAGGAGTGCGTTCTTGCCGAAAGCAAAACCGTAAGCCTCTGAAGCACCTTCCGCGTTAGTAGCCTTAACAGCCTTTGCAACCATAACGCGTGGAATGTCGAACATTGCCGCGAGCATATCGGTTGTGATTGTCTGTGAAGATGTGTACTTAATGCGGTCTACCAAGTCTGGGTGATTCTTAAGTGACTTGAATACATCGTATCCGAGAACAAGTGTGTTTGCTTCCATTCCTGTGTTACCAAGAATCTCAGCCTTACCTGCTTCGATGTCAGCGATTGGGTCTGAAGCGGCATAATCTGACCACTTCTTTGCTTCACCTGCGCCTGGAGTACCAGTAACACCTGTGATGTCGTCAGCCCATACGCCTGTTGTGAAGAAGTCAGTTACGAACTGAAGTTCACGGCGAAGCATTAGACGGCGTGTAACGAACTCTGCTGATTCGCGGAGTGGGTTAAGTGGTGAGTCTGCGTTAGCAAGTGTCTGGTCGTCTACATCCTTGTGGAACGCGAAAACATCGCATGAATATGTTCCAGTTGAAAGGTTGTATCCGCCACCAGCAGATTCAGTACCAGGAGCGCGGCGTTGAGCCTCGTCACGGAACCAATCGTTCTTTGTGTAAGTGAAATACTTGTCAGACTTCTTATCAACAGGGATTACTGGGAATACCTTGTCAGCGATGAAGTTGTCTTGATTCTGTAAATAAGCAACAGAAATGTTTGTAAGAATTGCGTCAATGTGAACGCTATTGATATTTGGCTGTGGCATTTTTAGTTATCCCCTTAGTTCGCTCTGGTTGGGTTAGCGCAGTTTACGACTGCGGTGAAAACTTCAGCATCGGCACCTGCCGCTGTGATTGCCTGACCAACTACATACTGTGTTGTATCTGTTGTAGCAATCTTGTCTGCTTTACCTGCTGAGGCAACTGACAAGAACGCTGGAAGTGTGATTGCTTCTGATGCTACCAACTTTGTTCCTCCGACAATAAGCACTTCTGCTTCCTGTCCTGATGTTGGAGCGTTCTGAAGTACGCCAACTGGAACATCTGTGATAGCCGCAATTGCGACTGCCTGACCAGATGAATTCAACTTGACGAAGTTGTACTGCTTAGCGGAAAGGTCGGCACCTGCAACGAGGGTGACCTTTACCGAGTAATTACTGAATTCGTATGCCATGTTTAAGCACCCTTTTCGTTTCGGTATTGGACATAAAGTTCAGGATTAGAAGTTGCAACATTAGCGAACGCTTGTTCGAATGATTTTGCGCTTCCTTCCTCAACTGCCGACTTTGCCAATGCAGTCAAACGACTGTAGGCATCGCCTGTAGTGAAGTCTGCTGATTTCCCGATTTCAGCAAAAATGTTTGCTGATTCAGCCTGAGCATTTACAGATGTGAGGATGTCCTCTACTGACTTTGCTAGGTCTGCATCAACTGTGGACAAACGGCGAAGCGCTGGTCCAACCTTCTCTGCATCAAGATTCAAGTTAGCGAATCCCTTTGCCTTCTCAATTGCTTCAGCATCAGCCTTAGCCTCGCGCTCCTTACGGAGTTCTTCGGTTGCTGTTTCTGCTTGCTTCTTGAAACTTTCAATCATTTTGACGACTGACTCAGGAGCAGACTTAAGAAATTCTTCATCTGCCACGGTCTCTGACTTTGCCATCTCGCTTTTTGGCTCTTTTGTTTCGAGTTCAACGAGTTTTGCTTGGAGTTCTGCAATCTTCTTCATTGCTTCTTCCATAGTCATTTCAGCCTTTTCAACTTCTGCAACTTCTTCAGTTGTTTCTGTTGTTTCTGTTGTTGGGGCTTCGACCTGCTCATCAGTAGCCGCGGGTGTTACTTCAGTCTGTGTATTATCAGACATGATTTCCTCCTCGGTGAGCGATTCGTCTAAGACTCTCTGAACTTCAGATTCATCGGCTGATTTCATAACCAGCCAACCTTCATGTAGATGTGCAGGGTGGTCTACCCCAGAGGTTTCCTCAATGACTAAATTCGCCATTTTGCGAGTACGAGCCAATTTCACTCCTAACGAAAAGTGCTTATCGAAATCAGTATGGACTGACAGATAAACACGGGTCTTGACACCACATAGAATAACACAGGTGTAATTTCACCCTTTTTAAGAAGAAATCAGAATCCTCAAATTAACCAGCGCGGTTATTAAATCTTCAAATGCCATCATTGAAAACGGGTTTTCGCTTTGCCAAAAACGGGCAACTCGGAAGTGGTAATCACCTTCGCCCATCTCGCTCCAGACAAAAAAGACTTGAGAATCATTAGGCAACTTAGCCACAATTCCAGCAAATCTAGGGGCTGTAGATACTCGATTTACCTCTAATCCCATGCCTCTTAAAAGGTCGGATGTATCCTCAATGATTGTTTTCATGTCAGCGCTTTTTCATGCCGATGAGACGGTCTCTTAACTCCTTAGCCGAGGTTGTATATCTCTGGCTTGGGGTAATGCGTGACGGGCGCAGAATATCCATGCTGTCCATCCACTTAGGGTCGTCATAGTTCAAATCCTCGAACTCGCCCTCGGAATCATCTTTTAATCCCATTCGGTCTGTCTTTGTTGGTCCGTAATTCTTTGGCTCAGGGGCATCTTCACCCTCAGCATCATCGGGGTTGTACTTACCGTTAGCCCATGCGCCGTGTGAGGCTTGGTCGTGGGAGCCATGCTTTTCAACTAGGCTTTTATTTAAGGTGGACATTTTGTGTCCTACCTTGGTATCTGTTGGCTTGCCGTCTCTATACAACTGAATAAGAACTGCTGGGTCATCTTCGGTGCCAGCAATAGTGAAACTTGAGTCAGGCACATTGATTTTTCCGTTGGATACAACTCGGACTACTTTGCCCTGAGCCTTACCACCTGAAGATTGCCAAGAAACCATATCCCCGCTTTGTACAGATTTAGCCTTCTTCATATCTTTCTCGGCTTTATCTTTTTTGCGGATAGCATTAAAAACTAATTGGGCTGTTGTTCCCTTGATGCCCTTAAAACCATTAGCCTGTACTTCTCTCTCAATAATTGCAAACTCAGCATTTGGAACTTTAGCCAACTCTTTAGCGCGTAGTTCGCCAAGTAGTCTCATTTCTCCTGCTGATGCTTTTGCCATTACTTTTCCTTTGGCTTCTTTTTCTTTGGATTCATAATTGTATCAATGTGAACATCATTGACTCCTGGACCATCTTCTTTCTCAACTTCTTCCATATCAACATAAAGTCGTTCTGCCTTACCGCCGATTGAATAGCCAAGAATCTTTCCAGTCTTTACAAGTTCCCAAGCCCAAGGCTCCCAGATAACACCGAGAAATACTGTGTTTGCTGGATAGGTATGACTCATCTCAAGCCCATCAATGTTTGTAATTGGAACTGTTAATTCGTATGGGAACGCCATAACTTCTACCCATTCACCTGCAACCACATCGCGGTTATGCTGTAAACGGATACGGCGGTCATTGCTCTTTACATAATCCCAGACAGCCTTTTGCAACTCATCGGAATCTGTCCATTCTCCATGAGCATCAATACGGTCTGGGATATACATGGCTCCAAGCGTGTAACGCTTTTCGCCCTCAGCCTTAGAGACTTCGTACTTACCGATGTTTTTCACTACTTCAATAATGAAAGCATCTGGAAAAATCTTTGATGCAATCTCTGGAGTTACTTCTTGGTAATCCATTGACCCATCTACAAGAGCCTTAACCAAGCGGTCAGTTGGCTCCCATTCTCCATGCCACTCCATCTCAAACTTTGCATCTGGGGCATCTAGCCCTAGACGGAAAAGCGTAAGCGGATTGCCTTTTAGGTCTACTTTTACGAAATAACGCATACGGCTATCCCCCTCTCTAGGTTCCAGAGCATTTTACCAACTGGGGTTGATTTTATCAAGCCAGCCTGTCGTGCTGTTTCGTACTGCTGAACCACAAGAGTTCCCATGGCTAGGAGCGAGGTGTACTTGGCTGGGCGTGGGATGGATTGAGCCATCTCAACCATCTGATTCCAATATCCCTGACGGGCTGGCTCGCTGGTCTCAACTCTGTACTTCTCATAAACTGGGTGCAATTCCTTCTCCTTAACTTCAAGTGAGCGAGGGGTATGCAACTGAATCTCAATAGTTACGCCGTCTTTTGTAGCCTTCACATTGGCTCCGTCATAAGGGTCGCCCGACTGCCAAAAGTTCTTGGCTCGTACCTTGAAGCCTGAAGATTCAAGCGCTTTTACGGTGCGGTCAAATCCATCTGAGTATTCGCCTTCTGGCATCGTCATCGTGTAACGAATTGCATCAGAGATATTTTCTGCCGCCCTCTGATGGTTTCCTTCATAATCCTTTTGAGCATCAGCATCAATCTTGCGTGACAATGAATCCGTAGACTTAACTCTTGCTTCAAGTCCTACTAAATCTCCACCAGCCATCTTTGCAAGGTCTTGCATCATGCCAGTAATTGCTGGCTCAACTGCAATAATTTTGTTGCGTAGTTTTGTAGCAACTACAACTGCCGCAGGATTTCTGCCTTCAATTGGAGCAACATCTTTAATCTCTGGCAAAGGTATTTTTGAAGCGCCAGCCCATGAGCCGTGAGCGTTTTGGTCGTGCTGACCTTCAAGATGTTTCCAAATAATTTTAGATTTCTTTGCAGGTGCATCAATAGCCTGACCTTCAAATCCGTTATCTGCCGCCCATTTGAGTGAAATGTCTAGGGCTTCTTTTGCTGTGACTGATAAGCGGTAAACAGGCAACTCGGTTCCAGGATTATCAAATGCAAATGCAACTGAAGCGCCCCATGTATGGTGACCGTCAATCACATAGCCATCGCTTGAAATAAGGATTCGCTCATCTTTTGGAATACTTCCATCTTTGCGGAACTTCTCATAGATAGCACCTGAGCGAGATGCAGAAATTTCTTTCTGGATTGGCTTGAGCGTGGTTGGGTCTACCTTCTCTTTTTCTGCTGTAACGCCTTGCTCTTTTTCAATTTCAGATAAGAAGCGAGCGCGTTCTTTGCCAGGAATCTGTGGCATATCTTTACGGTCAATACCTAATCCCTCATCACCGTAAAGCAATGTTCCCTTAATGCTCAACTCAGTAAGGTCTGGATGGTCTGTACGCTTTGAAGCCTTCATCAAAAATGCAGATAGATTCTCTGGCTCTACCTCTGGATGTTCTCCAGCCAGAATTGCTTCAGCAATACCGTCAGCCCATTTTCCGTGAGTTTTCTGGTCATGCTTGCCAGGATTGTGCTTTTCAATTTTCTTTTCATCTTCAGCGACTAGCGACTCAGCCCAAGCGAATCCTGCATCTCCGCCCCAAGCATCCCAAGCAACTCGACCCGCACTTGGAAATCCTTTTTCTCCTTGACTAAATCCGACTGCGTTCTTATCAACTTCATGGCGTGAGAAGAAAGACTTCATGCGCTTAAGGGTTGCCATAGTTACTTGCTCACCTGAAGCCAACTGATTAGCGCGAGCGCGACCAACTCCAGTAAATCCACTTCCTGCCTTACCGTCAGCAATCCATTCAAGCGCTCTACGAGCCGCGCTACGAACTGCCTTTGGAGGTGTAAATGTTTCTGCCTTTTTGAACTGGTGCATCTGCGCTAAGCGCTTTTCAGCCTCAGCCTTTGAATCGTATGTACCGAAAGGTCGTTTGCCTTCTTCATCGTAAACTGTCCATTTTCCGTTTTCACGGCGAATCATTTTGTTTACATCTTCAAGTTCTTCAAGGCGCATCTCATAGCCAGTAGTAGTCAAAAATAGTTGAACATTGGCAACTGCTGAGCCTGTTGATTTGATGACATCTTCTACCAACTCGGTAGGAAGTGAACCTTTGAGAGCCTCAAGGTTGGCGTTTTTCAATGTGTCTACAAGAATCTCGAACTCATCCCACGCATCATTGGCAGGGGCTTCTAGCCCACGGCGCAACATCTCATTGATTGCTAAGTGGTGAACCTCTAAGACCTCTGGGGTCGCTTCGGATTTATGAAGGCGTTCGTGTAGAGCGCGTAGTTTATCCGCGCTAAGTTCTACGAGTTTTGGAGCAATATCCGCCATTGGTACATAGTAGCGGATGTATTTTTAACTCTTATTTAGATTTTTCAAGGATGGTTAGAACTCCATCCATAATCTTTGATTCTTGCTCATCGGTAAGACCATCAAAGTCCACGGCATTATCCACGAAGTTATCGGCTATTGCTTTTAATTTGGCTTCTCTACTCATGCTCATATCCTACCCTTATTTACTCGGTGCTGGCTTTTCGCGTGGAGTTCCGTCATAGACAAGCCCATCTCCATCGCGGTCAATTGGACCTTCGTTAATAGTTTGAGCCTCGGCTGTTTGAAGGCGCTTCTTGTAGTACACATTTGCGTTGTACAAGAGTGTCTTTCCAGCCCATTCTGTTGCCCCAGGCGTGTAGCCAATATTTGCAATCTCGGCTGGGATAGGGAAATTACCTTCCGACAATAATCGGACTTCTTCGTAACTGCTACTACCTGCCATGTTTTCAGTAAGGCTCGCTGGGATATAACCAACTACGGCTCTATCAATAATGGAGTCGAATTGTTCTCTTTCTGGAGAATCTGGTTCGAATAATCTGTCAGCCCTACGGATTATGTGGTCAAGGGAAGTAGCAACATTTCGCTCATCCCAGTCATAACCTGCTCTAGCCCAATGTCGAGCGCCATCCCACCCCGTATAAACCGTAATGTTATCTATACCAGCCTGTGTTGCCCAAGCCTCTTGATTGAGGATGTACTCCTTACCAAAACCTGTTCCAGCATATTCTTCCCTAGAGCCATCGTCATAAAATGCTAAAAGTTTATGCTCGACTGCCATATTGCCTTTTCCGTCAATATAAAATTGTCGCTCAAATTCACCAATGGTGTTGTCATTTTCATCAAGGAGCAAACCGCTTACATTAAGCGCCCCACCACTATCATCTCGTTCTACCAACTGAACTTCGCTTCGGACACTATGTTCTACGCCATCTAGGTTAGTTCCAGTATGTTCAAAGTTATAGACTTCTTCAAAAAATGGGAGTAGTTCTTCTGGGTCTGAACCAACACCGCCGTTTTGCTCTTGCCATGCTACGGCAATGGTTCCATCATCTTCTTGAACAAATCTATCAATCATGTCTCTTTGGACATCTTCGTAAATAGTTGCCTTTTCTTGCTCTGTGTACTCATGTAAAGGAAACTCTGCTTGAAGTCGCGCAAGTCTTTCTTCTACTCTTGCATCAATATCCTCGGTAGCCATTTCATACAAACTTGCATCGTTCTCAACATATTGAATCAAATCATCCATGCCAGGCTGTTCTGGACCAGCAATGGCATTTCTAATATCTTCAAGCGATGGTCCTACATCTTGGAATTCTTTTAGTCGGCGCTGTTGGTCCTCTGTATATCCAGCCGTAGCCCAACGCCCGTGGGTGGATTGGTCGTGCTGTCCTTCAAGGTGCTTAAGAGTAGGAATTAGACCCGCTTCAAATTTAATTACTTTGAATCGCTTTTCAAATGTTTCTGGAACTTCCCAGAACTCTTTTGGCAAGAGAGCAACTTTTTGCTCGGCAAATCCTTGACCGCGTGTGTTGTACCAAGAATTTTGTCCACGGGTTTCTGTTGTAAGCGCTCCGCGAGCGGTCTCTGTAAACATCTGTGAGTGGTGAACCCAAGCGGATTCTTCTCCATCTTGACCAAACCCACGACCAGTTGCCGCGTGTCCAAAGAAATCGTGAACTGCTCGAAACTTGTCATTCTGCTCATCGGTGAAGAATGGGTGAGAGCCTGTAGAGGCTGTTCTTAAAACTTTTAGGGTTCCCTTGCTTGCATCAGCAAACATCTCTCGGGAAGTTTTATATGGGTCTGCATCCACGAACTCAACCTTGACTCCCAAGGTGTTTGTCATGTAATCAAACTGTGCATCTACCTCTTTAGCAAGGGCTTCATAGGCTGGGAAGGCTTCTTCCTGAACCGTAGGCAACTCATCGTAGGCATCTGCAATACGCGCCGCCCTTGCTCGATTGGCAACTGTCTTTTGATAATCAATGGAATCATCTTGCTTGATTCCCGCTTTGAAGGCGTACTCTTTTGCGCCGTCTCTTGCTAACTTAACTGAATCTGGACCAAAGCGACCAGATGCCCAACTGCCATGTGTGGCTTGGTCATGCTGACCTTGTAGGTGTTTTGTTACGCCTTGGTATCTTCCGAGGCAGACATGGGGCGATTCTTCTCTATCGCGTTGAGAATCTCCTCCGCGAACGCCTTCTTCTGCTCTGGAGTCATTTGATTGACGGGGATTGGAACTTCCGTCAGCAACGGCTTTGTTTGCTCTGTCATCTACCTCATCCTTCATATAGATATATTCGTCTTTTTCAATGTCGTACACAGATTGCTGGTCATTACTGAATCCAGCGCGAACTGCTTCGCCTCTGGAATCATAACGGCGTGAGACATCAAGGTACACGGTTCCTTGGTCTTTTACAACCCATATACCAAAATAGGCTCCGCGCTCGCTGAGTGCATCTGCGTTCTTCTCCATGTAATCCAAGAGGACTTCTCGGCTACGGTCACGACTAGAGAAGAATTCATCATAGGCAACTGTTTCCTCAGCGCCAGCATTGGAACACATAAACCCGCTAGTAGGTTCGCTACGACTAGAAATATCCAAACTGAATCCAGTTACATCTTTCTGGCTTAAACGGTCAATAATGCCTGTATAGACGGTGCCACCCGTAGACCAGTTTCCGTGGGTTTTCTGGTCATGGGTACCGTGTTTTGAAACAACAATTTCAATCTCATCACTATCGGCGTATAGATATTTACTTCTCATCATTAACCACCGATACTTTAATAAGTTTGTCTTTTAGACCGCGCACATCAACTGTGCTTATGCTGTCCACTTTGAATTTTGTACCCCTAGGCAAGATATGTTCATCTTCTCGGCGTATATCTTCACTTGGACCGTATCTTCCGCTTACTTTTTTGAAATATCTATTTACAGAAAGAACCTTACTACCTTTTGGAACGCTTATCTGTAAAACATAGCCTTTTTCTATAGGTCTTGAATCGTATCTTCCACCCGTAGCCGTAGACATAAATTCTGGTACAACTTCTGGATTTGAGGTAGTTGAAATAAAACCTTTGTCAATATAAATGTCGCCTTCTTTAAGTTTTTCAAAAACTTGCGTTCCACTTCCAGAAGTTCCTCTGAGTAAAACCATATCTCTAGGCGCTGATGTTTTCCCTATCTCAGTATCAAGGGATTTAATCATGTCTTTAATTTCTTCTTTGCTAAAAGTTGCATCCTCTGGCACTTTTCCTGTTCGAAGTAAACCATTCATTTCCCAAGAACCAACACTTGTGTAATATTCAACATTTGTTCCATCTTCATTAGAACTATATTCAGGGTGTTTATCTGAATCTTTATAGCCAATTCCTGTAGCCCATGAGCCGTGGGTCTTTTGGTCGTGAGAGCCATGCTTTGTCACATCTTCCTCACGGAAGAATGGAATGTTATTGAATAGAGCATCAAAAGTTAATCCGTAATCGTTTGCTTTTTTCACAACATGAGGCTCGATGAATTTAACTTCTACCACGGTGAACTCCCTAGGAGGCTGTTTTGCCCATGCTGAGAGTACAGGTGATTCTGGTCTTTTGTTAGGTCTATCGTCAGTAAGTTTGAAGGTCGGAGTCTCTAAAGATTTCCAATTCCCGCTTGTCACCGTTTCATAGACTTTTTTGGGGTCGCCTAGATTTTGCTTTGTTCCGACAACCTCATAATCATTCGGTGTGCCATCTATATAATTTGTCTTTCTTGGTTGGAGCGTTTCTCGTTTCCAATACGGAGACTGAACCGTATTGACACTCACAACTTCAAACTTTCCGCTGGTAATCACTTCATGGTCTTGCGGATAATAACTTGTTTCTTTCGACAAAGAAACTCCCTTTGCCCCAGGCTGAATCTTCATAACCACATTGCCAGTTCCGCTTGG